GTCTCAATGACTCCTAAGACTCTTGGTGCGTTCACTGACGTTACTCGTCAGCTACTCATCCAAAGCTCTTTGGACGTTGAGGCTCTTATCCGTAACGACCTTACTTCTGCAATCGCCCTTACAATTGATAAGGCTGGTTTGGAAGGCGCAGGTACAAGCGGAGCGCCTACTGGCATCCTGAGTACGTCTGGTGTTAACACTGTTACTGCATTCGCCAACGCTAACCCAACTTTCGCGGAAGTTGTTAGCCTTGAGACTGCAATTGCAGAAGACAACGCTCTCATGGGTAACCTTGCTTACATCCTACCTGCGAGTATGTATGGCGCGTTGAAGACAACTGAGAAAGCCACTGGCACAGCTCAGTTCGTTGCAGACGGCACTACCATGAACGGCTACCGCGCAATCGTTTCTAACCAAGCGACTGCTGGTAACCTTTACTTCGGTAACTTCTCTGACCTGTTGATCGGTATGTTCGGCGGCCTCGATATCGTGGTTGATCCTTACACAGCTTCTACAACTGGTACTATCCGAGTAGTTGCTCTGCAATCAGTAGACGTAGCAGTACGTCACGCTGTTAGCTTCGCCTTCGGTAACGATGGCGCGTAAGTAAGACTCTGAACTGGGGCGGGTTTAGGCTCGCCCCTTTTCTTAAGGGGTATTTATGAAATACGAAGTGATTAAAGGCTGTGTCATCGACCGAGTAGCTCGGAAGAAAGGTGACATCGTCGAAGTAGTAGAAGGTGTAAATGCTTTGCTAGGCATGGGTCGTATTATCCCAGCTAGTGAGCCAGTAATCCCGGCTAATCGTTCAGTAGGTCTTGAGACCTCAGACGAAGCGCCAAAACGCAGAGGGCGAGCGTCCAAGTGACTGTAGAGACCGCAGCAGATAGAGCTTTAATGCTTGCTGACTTTGGCGTAGATGCAATCTTTGACACGCCAGATACCTCGCATAAGACCATTAAAGGCGTATTCGATAACGATTACGAAGCGGTTAATGCTGGCGGTACTATGGACTTTGCGATTACCAGACCACGGTTTTATTGCCGTTCGTCTGATGTATTAGATGTAGAAGAGGGCGATGACCTAGAGATTGAGAAAGTCTCTTATAAGATTCGCGTGGTAATGCCTGACGGAACTGGTATGACTGAGCTTATGTTGGAGAAACAATGAGCCACGTTCGCAAGCTGATTCGTGATGATGTGGTAACAACCTTAACTGGTCTGGCTACTACTGGAACGAATATCTACAGGTCTCGTGTATATCCGTTAGCGGCGAACAAGTTACCAGGAATAACCATATACACTAAGTCAGACGCTAGTGAATATGCGACAAATGTAAGACCTAGAACCATATTGCGTACTCTCACAGTAGTGGTTGAGGCGTATGTTCAGGCATTGTCGGACTATGACTCTCAACTTGATACGATAGCAGTTGAGATTGAAGAAGCATTAGCCGCAGACGTTACTCGCGGTGGTTATGCTAAGGACACTCGAATAGTCGCTTTTGATGCAGAATACAGCGGAGACGGCGACCTCCCTGTGGCCTCGGCTGTCTTTACTATCGAGGTGTTGTATTCAACGCTTGAAAATGATGCGGAGACCGCAAAATGAAGCGATTAACAGTATATAATGGTGATGATAAAATCACTATTTGGGAAGATCAGCGCGATATAATGGCAGTTCGCGGCTGGCATGAAGAAACCCCAGCGGTTGAAGTGATAGAAGTAATTGAAGAGTTTATTAATGAGGATGAAGTCTAATGGCTACGCATACTGGTAACGAAGGTACAATCAAGGTCGGCGCTAATGCAGTAGCCGAGGTTCGCTCTTACAGCATTGAAGAGTCTGGAGACACGGTAGAAGATACCGTCATGGGTGATAGCTATCGCAGCTTTAAGCCTAGCCTGAAGTCTTGGACAGCAAGCGCAGATGTCTATATTGATGAGACTGACACAACTGGTCAGGGCGCATTGACTGTAGGCGCAGAGGTTACGCTCAACGTCTACTACGAAGGTGAAACTTCTGGCGACTCTTACAAGACAGGAACAGCGATTGTGACTGCTAACAGTCTCAACGCAACTACTGACGGTATGCTTGAAGGCTCAATCAGCCTGCAAGGTACTGGCGCACTTACTTCTTCAACGGTAGCTTAATATGAGCGTATTGGATAAGGCTAAAAAGCATTACACCAATATCATCAATCAAGCTCCTATCAAAGTAGAAGTTCCAGAGTGGGACACTACGGTATACGCCAAGCCTTCGTTATCTCTCGCTAAGCTAGGGGAGATAATGGAGCTGTCAAATGACGGCAAGAGCGCGGAAGCGATGGTAATGACTATCATCTATCGATTGATTGATGAAGAGGGTAACCCTGTTTTCCGAAAGGCCGAGAAAGCAGAGTTGATGCGTCAGGTAGACCCGGACGTACTCTCTCGGATCATTACTACCATCAGTGAAGGCACGATGACTGATGAGGAAGTAACAAAAAACTAACGAACGACAATGATCTTTACTTTTGCTACATGCTAGCAGAGGTTCTGCATAAGACAGTCGCAGAAATTATGCAGATGACCGTTGTCGAGTACCAAGGTTGGCGCACATACTTCGAGATAAAAAATGGCAACAGAAAACGTTAAAATAGTTATCTCGGCGTTAGATCGAACCACTAGAGCATTTAAAGCTGTTAAGTCCGGTCTTGGCGGTATAAGCGCTGCTAGCCTAAAAATGGCGAAGGGAGTTGCAACTGCTACGGCGGCCGCAACTGCTGCCGTTGTCGCTATGGGGTACGCTCTATCTAAGCAAGTCCAAAAGGTAGATGACCTAGCTAAGACTGCGAA